ACGCGCTCGGCATTCCCTGGCTGATCACGCAAATGGGCGTAGGTGATGCCAACCCGAACGGGATGGCCGATCCTCCCAATCCGGTGCCGTCGGCCAGTCAAACCAAGCTGCTCAACGAGTGGCGCCGCAAGCCGCTCAACCAACTGAAGATCGACCCGGTCAACCCGGCGGTGATCATCGCCGAGCAGATCATTCCGGCCGACGAGGGCGGTAAGTGGATTCGCGAAATCGGCCTCTACGATGCGGACGGCGATCTGGTGGCGGTGGCCAACTGCGCGCCAAGCTTCAAGCCGATGCTGTCGCAAGGCTCGGGCCGCACGCAAATCGTGCGCATGAACTTCATTGTCACCAGCACCGGCAACATTCAACTCAAGATTGACCCGGCGATTGTGCTGGCCTCGCGGGCCTACGTCGACGCGGCCATTCTGGAGGTGCTGCCGAAGAATAAGACGCCGGGCGAATTCACGCGGGTCAAGGTCAACGATCGCGGAGTTGTTGTATCGGGTGACAACCCGGAAACGCTCGCCGGTATGGGCATCAAGGACAGCTACACCAAGGCCGAAATCGAGGCGATGATTGCCCAGGCTTCGGCGTTGCCGGTGGGTGCAACGGTGGCGTTTCCGCTGGACAAGGTTGCACCCGGGTTTCTGGAGCTAGACGGCAGCGTCAAAAGCATTGCCGTCTATCCCGATCTGGCGGCCTTCCTCGGTACGGCCTTCAACAAAGGCGACGAGGGTGCCGGCAATTTTCGCTTGCCGGAATCACGCGGCGAGTTCCTGCGTGGTTGGGATCATGGGCGCGGCGTGGATACTGGCCGAACTGTAGGTTCTTCGCAGAAAGGTACGGTTACGGCCTTCGACAGTAACCAGTCCACAGCCGCTACGGTGGAGGTTGTCGCGGGAACGGTTGCAGCCGCGCAGGCTGACGTATTCGTTGCGAGCGACTATCCAGGCGTCAAAAGGTCGGTAATCAGTACCGGGGTGCAGGCATACCCTGATTTTGTTGACGCTGGTGTGGTGCGTCCGCGAAACGTGGCGGTAATGTGGTGCATCAAGGCCTGGAATGCGCCGATCAATCAGGGAAACATCGACATTCAGGCGCTGGCTGCGCTGGCGACGCAGGCCACGGAAGTCAAGCTGGGTACGGCCAAGATCGCCACGCAGGCGCTGACGGATGCCGGCACCGATGACGTCACGATTGTGACGCCGAAAAAGCTGCGGTTTGGCTTTCAGATTCAAAAGGCCGCTAACGGCTACATCGTTTTCCCGACTTGGCTGGGAGGGCTGATTATCCAGTGGGGCACTGTTAACGGCGGCACCGGCGATCTGTCGGCGCCATATCCCATCCAATTCCCGAATGGGGTGCTTCAAGTCGTGGTAAGCATGGGGGATAAAACGGCTAGCGCACTCGGTGGCATAACCCTCTACGCGACCGCATCAGGCATGGCATCCAAAACAACACTAACAGTTAGAGCTAACGGCACTGACGGCCAAGGTGCATCGGCTGCACGCTACATCGCCATCGGCCATTAAAGGGGTGCTTATGAAGTACGCAATATTTAACGATGACTCGACGCTGCAAACCTGCCTGATTGATGGCGTGCATAAAATTCCGGAGACGGCTGTAAAGCTGAGCGAAGCGCAGTTTTTTCAGATCACTCAAGAAACTGATGGGGTCTGGCATCTGGTCGAGGGCGATATCGTCAAGGAGCCTTTCCCCGAAGCAGTTCCGAACTATCCGCAGTTGGTCGCGGCTGAGCGCTTCAAGCGCGAAGCGATCGGCGTCTATGTCGACGGTATGCAGATCGAGACGACGCGCGACAGCCAGTCGCTGATTGCCAGTGCCGGGCTGTCTGCCGTCCTCGATCCTGAGTACCGCTGCCACTTCAAGACGGTCGGCGGGTTTGTCGAAATCGGCGCGGCGCAAATCATCACGATCGCTAAGGCGGTGCGGGCGCATGTTCAAGCCTGCTTTGACCGCGAGCTGACGCTGTTGCGCGCGATCGAGGCCGGCGAGTATCACGACGAAATGCTGTCGCAGGGCTGGCCGGATTCCACGCCGCCAGATCCGGCCGAGCTGCAATAGACGCCCCGCACTGACGGGGCGTTTTCTTTTCCGTTACGCGTAACACGAACACCCTCACAGCCTCGCTTATGCGGGGCTTTTTCGTTTCTGGAGATTGACCCATATGGCTGGTTCTTTTTTTCACGGCGTGACGACCACGCTGATTGATACCGGTGCGCGCACTGTCTCGCTGCCGTCGTCCTCGATCATCGGTCTTTGCGACACCTTCAAGCCCGGCGTTGTCGGCGGCGGCACGGCCAAGGCCGGCGAGCTGGTGCTGCTCACGTCCGAGCGCGAGGCGATCGCTGCATTCGGTGCTGACTCGGCGATCACCAAGGCCGCCCAGGCGATCTATGTGCGCGCCAAGGCAGTGATCGTCGCTGTCGGTGTGCCCAAGCTGGAAGACGCCGCGCTGCAAACCTCAGCGATCATCGGCGGCGTTCTGGTCGGTGGCCAGCGTACCGGCCTGCAAGCGTTGCTTGATGGCAAGAGCAAGCACAACGCACAACCCAAGTTGCTGATCGCGCCGAAGCACTCGGCCACTCAGGCCGTGGCGACGGCCATGGACGCACTGGCCGCCAAGCTGCGCGCGATCGCGATTGTCGACGGTCCGAACACGACCGACGAGGCGGTGCTGGCCTACGCCCAGGAGTTCGGCAGCAAACGCATCTATCTGGTTGATCCGGGTGTGCAGTATTGGGACACGGTGACCAGCGCGACGATCGATGCCCCGGGTTCTGCCTGGGTGGCGGGCCTGTTCGCGTGGACCGATGCGACTTACGGCTACTGGGCTTCGCCGTCGAACAAGGAGTTTGTCGGCATCACCGGCACCAGTCGCCCGATCGAGTTCCTGGACGGCGACGAAACCTGCCGGGCCAACCTGCTCAACAACGCCAATGTCAGCACGATCATTCGTGACGGCGGTTATCGCCTGTGGGGCAACCGCACGCTGTCGAGTGATCCGAAGTGGTCGTTTGTCACCCGCGTTCGTACCTGCGACATCCTGATGGATGCGATCCAGGCGGGCCACAAGTGGGCGGTCGATCGCTCGATCACCAAAACTTACGTCAAGGACGTGACCGAGGGTCTGCAAGCGTTCATGCGCGACCAGAAGAACGCCGGCGCGATCATCAACTTTGAAGTCTACCCGGACACCGAAATGAACACGGCCAGCCAGCTCGAGCAGGGCAAGGTTTATTGGCGCATCCGTTTCACCGACGTGCCGCCGGCTGAAAACCCGAATTTCCTGATCGAGGTCACCAACGAGTGGCTGACCGAAGTGCTTGAAGCCTAAGGGGGCTTACTGATGATTCCTCAAGTTCTGAAGAACATGAACCTGTTTGTGGACGGCGTCAGCTTTTCCGGCGACGTGCCCACTCTGACGCTGCCGAAACTGACCCTGAAAACCGAGGACTATCAGGGCGGCGGCATGTTCGCCCCGATCGAGTTTGCCGTGGGCATGGAAAAGATCGAATCGGCCTTTACCACCAACGGCGTGCGCCGCGAGGCGCTGAAGTTCTTCGGTCTGGCTGACCAGACGGCCACAAGCCTGACGTTTCGCGGCGCCTTCGCGGATCTGAAGGGCCGCATTACGCCGGTGATCGTCACCATGCGCGGCGGCGTGAAAGAGGTGGACATGGGCGACTGGAAGCCGTCCACCGTGGGCGAAATCAAGCACGCCGTGAAGCTCACGTATTACAAGCTCGAAATCGACGGTCGCCTGATGTACGAGATCGATCCGCTCGCAATGATCATGGTTGTCGACGGTGTAGACCAGTTGGCCGCCGAACGCTCGGCCCTCGGCCTGTAAGGAAATAGAACATGACTCACGAAACTGAAGAAAAGAAAGTCCCGTCCTGGCTGGCTATCAGTGACGACAGCGCAATCATCACCTTGAAGGGGGCCGCCGAGTTCGGCGGCATCAAGGTCGACAAGCTGACCATGCGAGCGCCGACGGTACGTGACACGCGTGCCGCAACTGCCACGGCAAAGGGTGATTACGAGCAAATCGAAATCAACATTCTGTGCAGCCTGCTCGGTGCGACCGAAAAGGAAATTGCCGCCCTGACTCAGCGGAACTATAACCGCTTGCAGGCTGGCTATTTTCGCCTGGTCGAAGAGGACGAGCTTTAACACCGAGACCCAACGGGTAGCGGCCAAGACCTTGGCGAGAGAGACGGGTTTCTCTGCTGCCGAGATTGAGGCCATGCCCTTTGACCGGATGCTGTGGTGGCTCAGGGATTGAGCCGCTTTTAACTCGGCGAACATAGGGCACGCACATGAGCAAGAAACTAGCGCTCGGTCTGGTGATTGGCGGGGCTGTCAGTTCGACGCTGGGAGCGGCGTTCAAGGACGCCACCGGCCGTATCAAGAAGCTGGAAGAAACCGGCAAAAAGGCCCGGGTCCTCGAAAAGACCATTGGCGAAACCATGCGCCTGCAAGCCGAGTTTCGAAAGGCGCACATGGCCGGCGAGAAGGGCGCCGAGGATCTGCGCAAGAAGCTGGAAGCCAACTTGGCCGCGCTGAAAAAGCAGGGCGTTGAGGTTCGCAACCTCGGCAAGGCCTACACCCAAATGGGCAAGATTGCGCAGGGCGCCGAGCTGAAGGCCAAAGGGCACATGCAGCTCGACGAAGGCAAGCAGCAGATGCGCAGCAGTATCGGGCGGGCGACGGCGGCCACGGCGCTGATGGCCGTCCCGACGAAGATCAGCGCGGACTACGGCGCGATCATTCGTGACATTGCGATCAAGTCCAACATTGCCAACACGCCCGAAGAGGCGAAGCTGTCCAAGACAGTGATCGACACGTCGCGCAATACCGGCATGGCGCGCAATCAGGTGGCCGAGGTGGTGAACGCCCTGGTGGGCGCCGGCATGGAGCTGGACAAGGCGCTGGCCTACGCACCGACAGCGGCCAAGTTCTCCGTTGGGCAGGGTTCGGACGGCACCGAAACCGCCAAGATGATCAATGCCCTGGGGCAGAACGCCAAAATCACCGACCCCGCAATGATGCAAAAGGCGCTTGAGGCGATCGCCTACCAAGGGCAGGCGGGCAGCTTTGAAGCGGCCGACATGGCGCGCTGGTTCCCTGAACTGCTCGCGGGTATGGGCAAGCTGGGCATTACCGGCATGGACTCTGTGACGCAACTGGGTTCGATGCTTCAGGTGCAGATGAAGACGGCCGGCGGTTCCGACGAGGCGGCGAACAACCTCAAAAACTGGATGGAAAAAATCGGTTCCGGTGACACGGTGAAGGCCTACGAAAAGGCCGGCATCGACTATCAGGCGTCGATGAATACCGGGCTGCAAAACGGCAAGTCCACCTTGGAATCCAGCTTTGCGCTGGCCCAAAAATACATTGAGGCGACCGACCCCAAGAAGGCCGCCAAGATGGCCGAGGCGACGGCCGCGATCAGCCAGGAAGCCGACCCCGAGAAAGCCAAGGCCATGATCGCCTCGCTGGAGTCGGCATTGCGTACCGGTGACCTGTTCGCTGACATGCAGGTCAAGGGCGCCTTGACCGCGTACATGCAGAACAAGGACCTGTACGACAAGCTGAAAAAGGAATCGGCCAGCGCGACCGGGATTTTGGATAAGAACCTGGAAGAACGCCGGCAGTCGTCGGCGCAGAAACAGTCGGAAATGGTGCAGAGCCTCGACGACTCGATGCGCGCGATCGGCGATGCCATGCGGCCGGTGACGGACGCCGTGGTAGACGGGATCGGTTCTGTCGCGCGCGGGCTGGCCAAGCTGTCCGACGAGTCGCCGCGACTGGTGTCTGCGATCGGGCTGGCCACTGCCGGCATCCTTGGCCTGTCGACGGCCATGAGCGGCCTAAAGATGGCCAAAGGGCTGATGAACATCGGCCGTGGCTCGCTGATGGGTAATCCGAACATCCCGCAAAAGGTGATTGTGACCAACCTGCCGGCCGGTGGTGCGGGTGGTGGTCTGGACGGCGCCGACGTCGATGCTGGCGACGGCAAGAAAGGCAAGGGCGGCAAAGGCCAGACCGGACGTCGCGGTTTCGGCCGTGGCATGGGCATCGGGTCTGCGGTCAAAGGCACGGCGGTTCTCGCGGTGGCTGACGCTGGTTACAAGGCTTATGACACCTATCAGAACGCCGAGACTCAGGACGAGAAAGCCGAGGGCTACGGCTCAGCGGCCGGCGGTTTGGCGGGCACGCTCGCCGGTGCGGCGGCCGGTGCCGCGATCGGTTCGGTGGTGCCTGTGATCGGTACGGCGATCGGTGCCTTGATCGGCGGCGTGCTGGGCAACATGGGCGGCGACTCCCTGGGCGGCTTTGTCGGCAAATCGCTGTTCGGTGCCGATGATGCCGCGAAGAAAATGCCGGACGCCGGGCCGTTGATGATGGCCAACGCCGGCCAGGACATTGCGCCGGTGATGGGCGATATCGCCAAGTCATTCGCCAAGCCGGCTACGCCATTGATGATGGCCGCGCCGGGCGCTGCGCCAGTGGCCAGCGACTCGGCAAAGCCCGGCGATGTGGGCCGCTCGATGATGCTGCCCGAAGCCAGTGCCGACGCCAAGCTGGGGCCGTTGGCCAAGGCAGCGCCGGCCAGTGCGCCGGCGCCAAAGGTCGAGTCTAACGTGGCGATCAATGCGCCGTTCTCACTGACGGTCAACGGTGACGTTAAGGACGGCAATCAACTGTTCGCGCAGATCAAGCCGCAGCTCGATCAGTATTACCGCGAGATGGCCAAGCAGCAGGAAAGCCGCAATCTGTTCGATGCCGCGCACGTGTGATCAGGGGGATTTATGGAAGCATTGGGGCAGTTGCAGTCGGGAATTAAATACTTGGCCTCGGCCGGGGAGACGGGCCGGCGCAGCCTTGACGGCATGATGGCGCCGGTTAACGGCGCAATCGGGGAAATCACCGGCGCCGCGTCCGAGCTGGAGGGCTTGCCCTTTGTCGGTCCGGCGATCGGGGCCAAGCTTCAGCGCGCCATGCGCGGGATCAATGCCGCCCAGGCGCAAGTCGGGCGGGTGGTGTCGATGTACGGCACGGCCACGCGTGCGGTGGCGCAGATCGACGAGCGGCTGGGGGTGTTGAAGGAACAGGCCGGGCGCGCCGCCACGGCGATCAACAAAATCGCCGGCAAGGCCAGCCCGGCGTTGGCCAACATCGTGCCCACCGGTGCCTTTGCCACGGATCAGACGCCGGCGCCGGAGGCTGTGAAACCGTTCCCGCACTTGCTGATCATTCAGCCGCAGGACCCGAAGGCGCCGCAGTACACGTTCAACCTCGACACCGCTGCGTTTGACGAGCTGCGCCGCTCGACCGAATTCCGTTGGGCCTCGCAAGAGCGCTTGGGGCGGCGTCCGGCGCAGCAGGGCGTGGGCATGGGCGACGAGAAAATCACGCTCAAGGGGGTGATCTTCCCGGGCTTCAAGGGCGGCTTAAAGCAGCTCGACACGCTGCGCACGCTGGGCGCCCAGCTTCAACCGCTGACCTTGACCACCGGCTATGGCGACGTGCTGGGAACGTGGTGCCTCAAGAGCGTCGACGAGGAACAAAGCTCGCTGATGGCCGGCGGCATTCCGCGCAAACAGGCCTTTACCTTGGAGTTT